TGTTTGCATTTTAAAAATTTTAAAATATAGCCGTACCAGGTACGGCTATATTATTTATAAATATTACGATACTACGGTTACGTTTTGTGCAAGTATACCGCGAAGCTCAATAGCCAAAATAGTAACTGTTCCGGCTGGTGTCGCTTGTAGCGTTCCGATTGCTGCTGGTAATTGAATTTGTAATTGGTTATTTTTTGATCCAATTAAAACCCAGTTTGGCTCGCAAGGGAATTGCGTGTATTCTGATCCGTCAAATTGATCTAAAGGAATACCAGCACCTAAAGCGTTCGCTTGCTGTGTTTGTGGTACATTCAAATGACGCATTACTGACCAGCTCGGCGTAATTACTCTATTATTTACAGTTAATGACATTACACCATTATAAAAATTGTGTAAAGCTGTAGCGGCGCCAGCTGTAGTGTATTTAAATCTATTAGGATAAGTGTCATAGGTATAATCTGTAGCCGTTGCACTTGAAGCTAAAGCTGTGTATACTCCTACTGATCCAACGTAAAACGCATCTTGCAAATTCAAGCGGTTTTCGTTAATTCTAGGCTGGTTTCCTTGCGGCGCGTCGTTAACCAATACACCGAACTGGTAATTTGTTTTATTAGTACTTGCTAATACTTCAAATCTTAAAAAAGACTGTGAAAGGATAGCGCTTTCTGGATTGGCACCGGCGCGAAGCATTGCGCGAAGCGCACTTTTGTAGACTAGTCTACTGTTGATTTGATTCATTTTTTTTTAAATTTTAATTATTTGAATACTTGTTAAAAAATTACATTAAGTCTTCCATATCTTCCATATCTCCAGCAATAACAGATAGGTTATCTGATCCGCTCATAATTCCCTCATCAATGTTTGCGATAATAGAAAGGTTGTCAGATCCTTCTAGTGTGTCCATATCGCCGCTGATAAAGTCTACTTCCATTTCGCCTATTCCGCTTATAGCTGAAATAACGCCAGTAGATTGCGCAAGGCTTACCGCACCGTTAATAATCATACCGGTACCAATTCCTTTTACAAAATTGTTTTTTACTACCATTGGTAATACTAGACCAGCACCGATTTGACCAGCGCCTAAAATAGTGTTACTTGCTTTGCCGGCTAATTTATTAGCAATAATACGACCAGCTACAGCACCCACTACCAAAGGTAGAACGGCACCTATACCGCTACCAATTGCGCCCATACCGCGTCTAGAACGGCGGCGTCTTGTTGTTGTTTTTTTTCTACGTTTTGCCATTTTGTTTTGAATTTAAAAAGTTTATAAATTAATCATTATTATCGTGATCTTTTGCGCTAATCAGTCCTAAAGCCGTACATACAGCTATAATACCGTTAACCTTATCGCCGCTAATAATTTGAGCGATTCCAGTAATTAAAGCGCCTACGCCAAATAGTGATGTTTTCCAGTTTTTAATTATTCCTTTCATTGAATTTCGTTTTATCAATTAAAAAATTTATTTTTTCTTCTAGCCTGGCTAGTTTTATTTCAGTTTCGCGGTACCTTTCATTCATTTTAGCCAGCGTATCAATTTTGTTTTTGTATACGCCAATAGCTATAGATCCAGTAATAAATAAATTAAGTACGGCTAGGGTTTGAATATTCATATTCTAAATGCTTTTCATTTTTTTCAACTTGTCTATAATTTGTTTAGCTATTACCATTTCCTTTTTAATTATTTTTTTCTCGTAAGGTTTAGCTACTATATATTCTTTTGACAATTTAGCATATACATTTAACCAGGTATCTAACATTTTTTCTTGTCCTTTAGTTAGTCCGCTTACTACATTAATTCGTACGTTATGGCTTTTAGTGTCTTTATGATAACTAGTAGTTTTTTTAGTCGCTTTTTTTGGCGCTGCTTTCTTTACTACTTTTTTTGTTGCTGCTTTCTTTTTTATAGCGCCTACTGTTGCTTTTTTCTTTGGCTTAATTGTGGCGCTGGCTGCTTTTACGTAATCAGTCCATTTTGCGTATTTTTTAGGCGCCGCTGCTTTTAAAGCTTTCGCTTTTTTTATTATTAATTGTAAAGTAGTCATTATCTAAAAGCCTTTTTTTTAGTTAGTAAATAATAGCCGGCTATCCCTAAAGCGCCGTAAATTAATATTTTTTTATTATCAAAAATACCGCTCGTAGTATCCCCTTCGCCTTGATCAGAAAAAGCGCTAGCGCCTTGTTGTATTGCTTCGCTTACTTCTTCAATTTCTTCGGCTGCTTGCGGTTTTAAAAATTTAGCTAGTACCGCTAGTACTGGCGTAGCCGCAGCTATTGCGCTGGTAATTGTTACCGGATCTACTCCAATAATTCCCATACCGCGTTTACGTTTATATTTTTCGTAAGCTTTCGCTACTGTGCTACGTAATACCGCAGCGTTACCGCCTAGTCCGCACCATTTAGTCAAAATTTCGTTTGCCTGGCTAGGATCTTGAAAGCGGTTGTGTAATTTAACCGCAAATTTTTTCACGTTTAATCTTACCAGTAACAAAAAAGCCTTTCGCGCACCAATTAAAGGCGGCGCAAATTTAGCCGCTCGTTTGCCAGTACAATTAAAACCAGATCTACGCGCTTGGCGTCTAGCTACGCGTCTTACTCTACGCCTACGCGGCGCGCCTATTGTTGGCGTGCCGTAATCTTGGCAAGTTTCGCAGCTTACGCCGCTTATTGAATATAGAGCCATAGGTTTTTTATCTATTTTATTTATGTATTGCTTTTTTTCATCAAAACCAGGTAAAACTGCGTCGCACCAAATCTCATTTTTTCCAGGATTGACTACTACAAATACGTGATGTGGTTTATTATCTAAAAATCTATAGTTTGCAAAGCGATAACAAAAATCAACTCTTTTACCTGATCGCTTCCAGGCGTCTAGTAAACCGGCAAAAAATAAGCTGTAGTGTTTACAGTCATTATATCCGCCGTTTGCACCGGTTGCAATTATTGCGGCTGGACTTTTTACGCTTTGTCTACTGTCCGGCTCAATTTTATATTTTACGTTTTGCTTTAAAAAATTAAAAACGTATTTACAACTTTCTTTTACTGATCCGCGCCAAAATTGCGGCGCTATTTTATCGTAATCGCTAGCGTGCTTTTTATGTGCTGCTAGTATTTCCTTTATAATATCGTTTGTAGACTGGTTACCGGTTAATTTAACCTTATTACCAGTATACGGCGTAAGCTTTCCTAGTATGTCGTACCTATTTAGCATTTACCTGTACTACGGTTTGGTTAATTGCTATAGCGGCACCGGCTGCGTTAACTGTTCCGTCAAAAGAAATAGTATATTTTTTGCCTCTAGTAGTAAATAAACTATAGGCTGTACTTAATACATTACTAATCGGCGCTTCAACTTTTACGTCGTAAAATTTCTCGCTTCGTGCTGGTATAGTAAATTTTTCCAAATTTTGAATACTTGCTAAAGTCGTGCCGTTTACCAATATATCGCCGGCTATACTATCAATAGTAAGCGTAGTATTGCTTGGGTTAACTACTCTAAAAACGGCGAAAATAGGCGGTATACTTAAACCTCTACTTTTGCCAAATTTAATAGACTGGAAATAAACTTTTATTTTTTTTGCGGCTGTTCCAAAAGATAGGTAATAATATGCTACAGCGCCAGCAATAAGTACAAACGGTAAATATTTTTTCATACTCCGACTAAATTAAACTATAAAATTGAATATAAAAAGGTAGGTAGTAAAAAAAATTCAAAAACGGCGGTAAAATATGTATTTTTTCCCCTTTTTACCTTCGCTTGACGGCGCGCCCCAAAAGCGCGCCTATGCGAAGGTAAAGGTATAAATTTTAATATCTTGCAAAATGATAACTTTTTTATACACATATTAAAAAATCACCTTTTGACACCTTTAAAAATATATGTATATTCGCGGATCGTTGCGCTTCTTCGCACCGTAAAGGCTGGCGCCGGGTTTGCATATACTCGGCGCCTTTTTATTGAATAAAAAATGCCCGGTATAGAAATACCAGGCATTCTCAAAAAAAACCCTATGCAACTATTACAGCCTTTTTTGTGTAATAAATTTTTTAGTTTGTAAATCGTAGTAGTTTACGTAAATTATATTTTTAGTACGTAAAAATTTCTCAAAGTTTTCAACAGATCCCAATTTATTAATTATACGCCTATATTTAAAGGCTTTATTATTAGAATCAAAACAAATAGCGGTTAACATTTTTTCCATAATTTTACCAGGTCAAAAAGGTGGTTTTTAAGCGCCGTAGTTATTGGCTGCGGCGCTATTTTTTTTAATTTATTAGTTTTATTTCTAGTTCATCATCTACATCAAATTCAATAGGGACGCCAGTACAAGTAATAGTATATACTTTACCTAAATTATTAAGGTTATCAAATTCAGCGTGCGGACATACTGTACTACAAGGCGTAGATATTAACTGTATTGTAGTTTGTCCTAGCGCGTTCTGTACTGGTACGGCTGTGGCTGATCTAAAAGGGCATGTTGTTTCTAGTCCGTCTTTTAGTAATACGATTCCGTACTGATCTGTTTTTTTTGTTGTGTGTGTTGTCATAAATAAACTTTATAAAATTTAAAATTGAAAAAAAAAGTATATCCAAAATAATAGTTACGCCTAGCATAGCTAAAAAAATACAAAATAATATTTTTAGTAACATTTTATGTTATTTATATATTTTACGGCTTCTTTAAAATCTACTGGCATACCGGTTAACTGATCCATTTTGCCGCGATTATAATACTTTAAAAATGTTTGTATTTCTTCGCGTTCTAGTTCTTTAAAGTCTAGTCTAGACGCTAGTACATTTAGGCATACAATACAAGCCGAAGCTAGTATTTTGTCGTGTTGTTCGCCTTGTAGTTCCATAATTGCGTCGTTAATTACATCTTTTACTTTCTGTGTTGTTGTTTGCATTTTGTTTTATTTATTGGTGGTTAAATTTTCGTATTGTTCTATAGATTTAAATATTTGATATACTAATTGTGGTAATACAGCGTTACCTGCGGCTTTTATACTTTCTTGTCGCCACTTTTGAAAGGTAATTCCGTCCAATTCGGTGAAAAGCCCATCATTTCTAGTACAAATTGGGGCGCTAAGTGGGAACGTGTCCCATATATTTCGTTTATTTGACTTCCTAAATCTGTTCCCTTCCAATTTTCCGTTTTCCACTTTTTTGTCATATCCGAAGCTTTCGGAGTGTTCAAAATCATTCGGCTTAGTGTTATAGAGTGCATTGATCCTGGCTTCGTTTGTGTGCTTTTCATATTTGCTGTGGCATTGTTGCTGTCCATAGCTGTTGGCGTTGGTAGTAGTCCCCTTAGTGCTAATTGGTCTAAAGGCATTGTGAAGGGTTTGTGTCCTTTCTCTATTAATCTTTTCATTCTTGCATCGTAATCCTGGAAATTTACTTGCTCTCTTGCTTGCGCTAGTGGAGTAGGCAACAAAGAAAATTCTGTCCCTTCTATGCGGCGCGTTAACGGCACAAGCTGGCAATAAAAACGGCATGACTTCGTAGCCCGCAGCTTCCAAGTCAATTTGCACTTCGTTGAATACCAGCCCGCCGTTCCAATTAGTAAGCCCGCGTACGTTTTCGCCCACAATCCAACGCGGGGAAATTTCTGTAATTGCTCTAAGCATTTCCGGCCAGAGATGTCTGTCATCATTTTTTCCTCTTCTTTTTCCAGCGCTGCTATATGGCTGGCAGGGAAATCCACCGGTAAGAACATCAATTTTGTTTGCATAATTTTTAAAATTTGTTTTTGTTATATCGGTAAATTGTTCGGACTGTGGCCAGTAATAATGTAAAACTTTTTGTCCAAATTCATTCCATTCACAATGAAATGAATTTTCCCATCCCATCCATTCAGCGGCTAATTCAAAACCGCCAATACCTGAAAATAAAGAACCGTGTCTCATTTTATAAGTTATTAAAAATTTTTACAAGCTGCCAATTACCGGCGCAATCCATTATATGTATTTCTACGTACCTATTCATATAGATATGTATATTTCGCGCTATCCTTATTACGGTTTCTTCGTAGTTTAAATGGTTTGCTTCTTCTTCGCAAATAGTCCAGGCGTTACGTTCACCTGGTACGCTATAAACTATTTTATACTTTCTCATATTCTAACGTATGTATTTAAATTGTTACTGTACATTATTTCAATGGTTTCAAAATCTTTTGCTGATCTTAAAAATTTAGGTTTACATTCAAAATTGCCTATTTTATTTTTTTCTATTGTTAGTGTTGATTGCGCGTAGCGGTCGCTGGCGCTACCGATATGACCTATACTAGACATATCTTTTTTACCTAGATGTAGAACGGTTATAATTAAAATACCGTATTTTCTAGCCCATCTTTTTAATTGCCTAATCAGGCGCTTACTGGCGCCTTCATCATTCATATTATCTATAAGGTCCAGTATACCGTCTATTATTAATATACCAATATTTTCGGCTGTTTTCAAATAGTGGTTTATTGCTTGCATTATATCAGCGGCGCTATCGCCAGAAAATAAAAACGCGTCAAAAAATTTAAATACGCCAGATCGGTCGTAATTGGTAAATTTTTCAACGCGTTTAACGGTACGGTTAAAATCGTATGCGCTCTGTTCAGTATCAAATAAAGCTATACGGTAATTATTTTCGTATGTGTGTACTTTAAAATTTAGTGTATCAATACCAGTAATACCGGCGGCAATTATTGCGCTTACGAATGTACTTTTACCGGCTTTAGGTAGTCCAGTTAAGGCTATAAAATTACCTTGTGTACCGATTGTATTACCGTCTATAGATAAATATACTTTATCCTCGGCTATATCTAATAAGTGATTAAAACGCCGGCGCTGTAGTAGCTGGCTGTAGTCTTTTTGTTGCATATACGTAAAGGCTATACTAAAAGTAGTATGAAATTAAATACTAAAAAAATTTTTTTGTAAAATATCCTAAAGCAAGTAAAACGGCAAAAATTCCAATATTAGCCGTCAGATTATTTTTTTTTTTGCTTATTGCTGCGTAATCGTTCCAGGTTGAAAGTCTTTTATTAATTGATAATAAACCTTTCCTATAATTTTCTACCGCACCCGGTATACTAGTATCAAAATAATTATTACTAGCTAATCTATTTACAAAATCATTTAAATCATTTGCTTCTATTGGTCTACCTTTTTTACCTTTTTTATTTACTATACGTATGTAATCTTTTATAGCTACTTCTAGGCTATCAAATTTTACATAATTACCGCCTTCCTTTTTTGGTCGTAAAGATCCTTTACTAGTTCCTGGTCTTTTATTATAGTTTGGATTCCAGGATATACCGCCTGGATTGTTTAAAGTTTTTAATTTAGGATCAGTAAAAAAAGCTGTTTCTAGTGCTAGCTGTGCTAATAAGAAAGGTATAATATTTTCATTTACGCCATTATCGCGCAATAATTTATACAAAATAGGTACGTAAATTATACTAGCTGTTTTTTTCTGTTCTAGTGTTGCCATAATCTAAATTACTTATTATTATTTTCCAGGCTAAAGTTAATACTTGCGCTGTTTCTAAATTTTGACATATACCAGCTTTAAGCGCAGCGTCTAAAGCGTTTTTAATTGTTTGTGTTGCTTCTTCTAATTTCATTTTTAAGGGTTATTTAAAGGTATGTGGTAAACTACGCCGTTTAAGGTAATTACTAAATGCTGGCCACTAAATCCGCTACTTGTAGCACTTTCTAAATTTGAGCCAGTAAATACAAGCGAATTTCCTTCTATGGTAGTTGATCCAGCCGTTTGACTATTTTTTAATAAAATTGTTTGCGCGTCATCGTCTATTTGAAAAGTCGTACTATTAAAAATTCCTTGGTAATCGCCTAATAAATACTTTCTATCCGCAGGATTAAAACCTAAATATAAACCGTTATCATTTCCGCTATATTCACAATAAAAATTTGCGTTGGTTTGATTAATATTTAAGAAAATTTCAGGGTTGACTAAACTATTTAAAGCGCCGAATTGAAATACCGTTGCTGAAAAATCTAAATTTAAACCATTTGTTACACCGTTGAAGGTAGTGTATGTATAATCGTTTAATTCGTCTACTTCTAAAGTTTGTTCACTACCTACATTTAATCTACCGAAACTAAATTGCTTATTTTGAAAATCGCAATATAAACCGTTTTTAATTCCTTTATTAAAAAACTGTATTACGTCGGTAGTATCTAAAATATGTATAGAATTGCCGTTACCTTGTACTAAAAAATCACCTAAAAAATAATTTCTGTTTCCACATTCTAGACTAATATGATTAGCACCTCCAGGTTCTTGTAAATAAAATTGACTAGCACCTGGTATTATTTGAAAATTGAAAATTAAATTACCGTTTTTACCGAAAACAAAATCGCCATCCGGAAAAAATTGTATAGCATTAAAAAAACCATCTTGAAAAGAAAAAGTATTGCCAGCCATTTCTATAACTTGATTAGTAGATAAAGGCTGGTTAACGCTTAAAACGTCATCTATACCAGGCGTAGGCGTAGGTCCACCGCCGCCACCAATAGTTGACCAGCTAACTCCATTACTTTGATATATTACTCCGGTATCGGTAGCTATATATATACTTCCTGGCGCTACATCGGTTGCCGCTGGTCTATTTGCGAAAATATCGCTATTTATTCCTGGTGTACCTTTTATATTGGTAACGCCGTTATTTAATACTATTGCCATAATTAATAGTAAATTTTTCTAAAAATTGTTATTGCTTTTACTCCGGCGCCTGGTGGGAAAGTCCAGGTGTAAATTGTAGTATCTAGTTCTTGTTCATTACCACTAAATGAAATACTAGCGCCTGGATTCAATACAAGGCTACTGTTTAAAGTAATATTAACGCCGCCGCTATTGTAAAAAGTAATATCGTTACAATCGCTTTTTACTTGGTAATTATAATTATAGTTTAAAGTATCTATTTTATATTTTTGTAGTGGCATTTTAAATAAATTTTTTTCTTATTACTAATAATCTACCGGCGTTATTACTATTTAAAAATAATACTTGTAGTTGACCGTTGTTTATTTCTTCTTTATTTCCTCTTAAAAAAAATCTATCATTAAAAAATAAAGTTAAACCGGTGTCAAGATCTGGGCCAGTATTAGGCACCTTCACAAGCCTATTAGATAAATTTATAAAAGTTAAACTATTATATCCGTTTATATCTATTTCAGCCGTGTAATTAATATTACCGCCAGGCACAAACGGCACCGAAGGCGGCGCCGTTATTATAAAAAAATCGTTATAAAATTTTTTCATTTAATTAGTCTTGAAATTCATCGCGAAGCGGCACACGTTGGAATTCACCTGGTTGAGTTCTTGTCCTTCTTGCTTGCCTTCTTTCTTGTCTTTTAGCTTTACGTGTTGCGCGTTTAGTTTTACGTGCAGCTTTCTTTACTGTTGTTTTTGCTTTGCGCGCTGTTCTTTTTTCAGCACGTACTACAGCCGTAGTACCAGTAGCTATATCCCTTACCGCTACTACTCCGCTTTTTACAGTTTCCGCTATCTGTTTAGCTTGTTCTATTCCTTGCGAAATTTGACCGGCTGGCGTTTTAATTACAGCGCTTACTTCTTCGCCGGTTTGGCTTTCTACATCCGCAGCTATTTCATTAGATACGGCTTTACTTTGTGCTTTGCTTTTTTTACTAGCAAGTAGAAAATAAGCGGCGGCGCCGGCTAGTCCTACGTATAGTAGTGTATTTTTTTTCATTTTATTTTTTTATAAATTTCGGTAATAAATAACCTACGGCGAAAATTCCGACGCCTATATATAATAAATTCCTAGCCGTTTTACCGGCACCGGTTGCAAGTTCTTTCAAAGTATCAGTAGCTTTTTCTACTGGCGTTTTGTTTTCTTCTTTTTCTTCTTTAATTACTTCGGCTACAGTTTTAACGCCTTGTTCCTTTAGCGCGTCAAAGCTAAATAATTTCGGATCATGTTTTATACCGTAATATCTTTTATCCTTTCCAAAAAAAGTCCAGTAAAAATCTGTTCTGTTACTTTCTGGCGCTGGCGCTAGAAAACTATCAACTACAAAGCCGTAGCCTTTAGGTAATTTATTGCCTACTGGTCTAGCTTTATCAGCGTTACAAGCTTTACAAATATCGCTACCGCGATAAAAATTTGCTTCTTTTCTTAAAAATAACGTTTTACCTATTATTTTACCTGCATCAACTATTGGCATAAATTATAACATTTGTAGTAACATGCTTATTTTTTCCTTCGGATATTCTGATAACTTTTTTAAATGATCAACAGTAACACCTTTAGAAAATAAAGTTTTCAATATTGTTTCTATGTTGCTTTCATCTACTCCAGCTAAATGTGTTACCGGTTGCTTTGGTCTTAAATATTCAATAATTAAACCTACTACCGGACTATTCACTATACCGCTGATTTGTCCTATTAATTTCTCGTTTGCGTCTTGTTCTTCTTCTTCTTCTTCTACTTCTTCGGTTTTTGCTTTTAGATCGCTTTCAATAGCGTTTAATCTTTGCATTATTAACGCTAGGTTTGGATCTACTCCAGTACTAGCTATAATAGCGCTAGGATTAACCAGGCTACAGTACATAATACTGGCGGCTGTTTCGTTTTTAGTATACGTATCGTTTTTAGCTGGTAAAGCGTTGTGTAATCGCACTGTAAAAACCTGATCAATACTAGCAATATTATTTAAAATCGTTTCTAACATTTCGGCGCCTTCTTCTTTACTATCGCCACTAAAGGAATAAACAATAGCGTTATTTAACCATATAGAAAAATACGGACATTTGGCTAGTGTTTCGTAGCCATTTATAATACTTTCTTTACCTACATACGGTACGGTTAATTTGCTCATAATTACCCTTTAAAATATACGTTTAATAAAATTGATACGTCGGTTAGTGGATTCAAAGCGGACGCGAAAGATACAAAGCATTTTTCCCAATAAATAACTTGACCGGCTAGCGTGTATGGCGTACGCACATACGGATCGGTAGCGGTGTTTTGGATTCTATGCAAAAGTACAAAAGGTACATTTTGGATCCATTCACCCACCGCGTTCGGTACGGTTACATCATTTAGGTAAAGCGTTAAATAACTTTTTTGAAAATCGTTTAAGCTTATAGGTACTCTATTGCTCGGACTAGCGTCCATATCGCCATTAATTATAGTTTCTATTCCTAGTATTTGCTTATTACGCAAATACGGCTGATCTGGAAATTGTAGTTTAGTCGTAAGCGATCCAGCCGGGACAATTAATTCTATCAGCTGACTTTTATAAACTGTTTGCATTTTAAAAATTTTAAAATATAGCCGTACCAGGTACGGCTATATTATTTATAAATATTACGATACTACGGTTACGTTTTGTGCAAGTATACCGCGAAGCTCAATAGCCAAAATA